CCGCATCCGTGGCGTTGTAAACCTTGTGTCCCAGGATAACGTCACAAACTGCCTTATCAACTTTGAGTTGCTCTCTCATCCAACTGACACTAGGACTCCTGCAAATGCCGTGCATAGTGTTTTTGTATCCCAATTGTTTTGGGATTTTATTTAATCCATTTCTGCCATTCAAATAAGTTATTTGGTACTTATTTTTTTTTGGCTTAAAATATGGTTTGAAAACTAAACCCCGCCTTTCCGTAACTACCCTGGGCGAGTAGTTTGTCCGAAAAAGGAGCCTATGAAAAACATTTTTACTGTTTTCAAATTGGGTTAAAACATCTATAGCATACGATGACAGTGTTTTTTGTTGAGCTTCGCCATTTTTATGAATATCGCAGGGTATCTCCCAAAGCCTGTTTTTAAAATCTAAGTGATGCCATTGCATCCTCAAAACTTCAACTTGCCTAGCAGCCGTCAAAATCGCAAATTGTGCTGCAAATTTGAAGGTATCAGACAAATCACTGTTTGCTAGTTTTTGATAAAATTCAGGCATTTCCGAATAATGCAATGCAGCATAATGCTTGGTTGGCGGCAGCTTATAATCTTTCAAGCGTAATTTTGCCATCGCCACCGTTTCACTGGCACTTCGCATGTTTTCTCTCAAATCAAAAGCATCGGCAAATCGCAGAACTTCAGTGACATAACTGGCAAAAGCGGTTCGTTTTTTTAAGTGCCAAACCGATTGCAGGGCCACTTGCACATGATGGTGGTCAACCTTTGAGATTGGCAGATCACCAAATCGTTTGCCTCGTATAACAACATCACAAAGTTTTTGATGCTTTTGCATCCTTAATTTTTTGGCATATTCGGTAATATCCAAGTGTTTGTTAGATTCTAAGACACACACCATGTCCTCGTAGGATGCGTTTAAATATAACTTACGCTTCTTTGCCATGATTGCTCCTTTTTTTGGCTATTTCCTTATATTTTTTTGAGCAGACAGCACAGTGCCACCGCTTCGTGCCATTACTGGCTTGAAAATAGTCGCCATCTTGGTTTGGCCTATATTTAGCACATCTGAAACAGAATTTATCCATTCGTCAGCTTCCATATTAACTCAGCTTTTTTTACCCAGTCTTTAAGTTCTTTTTCAGTGGGTTTGGGGTTTTTCCACAGCATGATCCAAAGCGAAATGGACAAGTGTTCGCTCTTGTCCATCAAAACGGTACATCTTCTTTTGTTTGAGTTTGGGGTTTTGCAACAGCTTCCTTCACCCTAAAACTTAATTTCATATACTGCGTTCCGCTTTTGGATTCATTAATCCAGCCACTTATCCACATTTCCTTCCCTCCAATCGTCACCGTACCCGAATAGTCGGGATG